AACCAAACTCTTACTACAATGCAGTTTACCCATATAATAATGTGTATGAATCTGAATCTGGCCATGCATTAGAGTTTGATGATACAAAAGATGCTGAAAGGATTCACTTATACCATAGGTCAGGTTCATATGTTGAATGGGGACCAAATGGCGATAGAGCTGAAAGAATTCAAAAAGACAAATTTACAGTAATTATTGGAAATGATTCTGTTTATGTAAAAGGTGATGTAAAGATGTATGTTGATGGCAATTTTAGTTTAGAAATTGGTGGTACTTGTGATATAACTTCTGGTGGAAATATGTCATTTACTGCTCCTCGTATTGATTTAAACGAATGACCGGCGAATTTGTAGTTTTAATTGACAAACAACTTCATACTTACACAAGATATGAAGATATACCTGAAAGCTTTGATAATTTAATAAAGTTTAAACCTGATCCTCCAGAGCCTCCACATACAGAACATCAGCACGAAGAAATAGAAGAATGGAACAAAAAATTGCAAACACTTATGGAGAAAGAGCGTGCCAGCCGCAACAAGAATAGGTGATGCCGACATAACTCATTGCTCAACTCCTTTACGAGCAGAGGGTTCTCCTAATGTTTTTGTAAATGGTATTCCTTGGTCTAGACAAGGAGACAACAATACAACTCATCTTTTACCTGGAGCACCTTGTCCTGCTCACGCTGCACCAATTGCAGTAGGTTCTTCTACTGTTTTTGTAAACGGAAAAGGTGCTGGTAGAATAGGAGATTCAATTTCTGGTTGCACTTCCGTGGCCGAGGGTTCACCAAATGTTTTTGCAGGATAGAATAAATAGACGATGGCAACTGTAACGATACAAACCGAACGCACTTTTAGAGACCTGGATTTAAATTTTACAATTCATCCAGTCAAAAAAGATATCAATACTCATAAAAATGAATTTGCTATAATCAATTCAATTAAAAACTTGATATTAACAAATCATTATGAGAGACCGTTTCAACCTGACCTTGGCGGCAATATACGCCGACTTTTATTTGAACAGGTTGATTCAGTAACAGCAGCACAAATAGAAAGAGAAATTTCAGAAGTAATTGGTAATTTTGAACCGAGAGCACAGGTTTCTAAAGTAGAAGCTATACCTGCGCCAGATGAAAATAAGTATCAAATCTATTTGGAATTCTTCATCATTAATAGTTCTGCACCAATTACAATTAATTTTTTTTTAGAGCGGATTAGATAACATGGTAGACCGTTTAAGAGTAACCGAGTTAGATTTTGATACCATCAAAACTAACCTTAAAGCATTTTTAAAGCAACAATCAGAATTTCAAGATTATGATTTTGATGGTGCCGGTTTGTCGGTTCTGTTAGACATTCTTGCCTATAACACTCATTATAACGCTTACTATTTGAATATGGTTGCCAATGAGTCATTCCTTGATACCGCTCTTCTCCGTGATTCTGCTGTTTCTCATGCCAAAACTCTTGGTTATACACCATATTCTACACGAGCACCAGTTGCAATTATTGATTTTACGATAGAATCCAACTCTTCAACTTCTGGTACCTGCACTTTGCCTGAAGGTTTTGCATTTCTTTCAAATCAAATTGATAGTAAAGCCTATAACTTTGTAGTATTGGAAGATACAACTGTAACTAAATCTAATACACAATATGTTTTTGAAAATTTAAATATTTACGAAGGTCAATTAACTACCTATTCATTTACATATGACGCAGGCTCAAATCCTAAATCTGTGTTTCAATTACCTGATACAAACATTGATACAACAACAATTAAAGTATCAGTAACACCAAACGCAGGAAATACTGCAACAACAGTTTACGAAAAAGTGTCTGATGTTTTAGAAATTTCAGCTACTTCAGAAGTTTTCTTTTTACAAGAAGGCCGTGGTGGATTGTTTGAAATTTATTTTGGTAATGATGTTGTTGGTAAATCTTTGCCGGATGGTGCGATTGTTGCTGTCACATATCTTGTTACAAATGGCACAGCTGCAAACAAAGCCAATAATTTTGTGGCAACGGCCACAGTAACAGATTCTATTGGTACAGGGTTATCCAATTTCACAATTACACCACAAAGCGGAGCTTCTGGTGGTGCAGACCGTGAATCGGTTGACAATATTAAATTTTCGGCTGCAGCCAGATTTTCAACACAAAATCGTTTAATTACCTATAAAGATTATGAAACTTATATTCTAAACAATTATCCAAACATTGATTCTATATCTGTTTGGGGTGGTGAAGATAATGACCCGCCAGTTTATGGTAAAGTTTTTGTTTCAATGAAACCAAGAGAAAACTATTATATTTCTGAAACAGAAAAGCAGCGTATCATTGATGAAATTATTGCGCCAAAAGCAGTTGTTGCAGTATCTACACAAATTATTGATCCTGAATATTTGTATATTGTTTTAGATGTTGAAGCTCAATATGATCCAAAGAAAACAACAGATACCGAGCAAAATTTAAAACTTAAAATACGCAATGCTATTTTAAATTATGCTGATACTAATTTAAACAAATTTAGTGCAAAGCTTATTGATTCAAAGTTAGAAACAGCCATTGATAATGTTGACCTCAATGCAATTATTGGTAATGAAGTAGTTACCCGTGTGCAAAAGCGGTTTGAACCAAATTTAAATATAACACAAGCATACACAATTAACTTCAATGTACCTTTACATCGTGGTACAGTTACAAATAAATTAACATCTACTGAATTTGATGTTTTTGATGTTGCAGGAGTTAGAAGAACTGTTTCTTTTGATGAAACTCCTCAATCATTTACTGGTATTTCATTTATTGAAGTAATTAATGGCGGAACAGGATTTACAACAGCGCCAACAATTACAATTACGGGTGATGGTACGGGCGCAACAGCTACTGCAACAATTGTAAATGGTTCAATTCAAAGTATCAATGTAACAAATCGTGGTATTGACTATACTCGTGCCATCGTAACAATTTCTGGCGGTAATGGATATGGAGCTTCTGCTTCTGCGGTGGTTGATGCAAAAGTTGGCACATTAAGAACAACATACTATGACACTAACGCTCAGCGGCAAATAGTAAACTCAAATGCAGGCGAAATTAATTATGAAACAGGCGTTGTTACTTTAAATGATATAAGAATTCTTTCTGTTGCTTCTACTGATGGGCTTCTTCGCCTAACGGTTGAATCGCAAGAGGCTATTTTAGAATCTGTAAGAAACACAATTATTACAATTGATGAAAATGATCCAGTTTCAATTGTAGTTTCATTAACAAATAATTCGTAATGTCTTTTGCAAATACCTCAATACTGATTAACCGTCAGGTACCTGAATTTGTCAGGGACGAATATCCTCTTTTCATTACATTTTTAGAGGCGTATTATGAATTCCTAGAACAAAAACAAGCCGGTGAAAAAAATGATTTAACACAACAGGCTAAAAATTTAAGATACCTGTCTGATGTTGATGCTTCAATCAATGAATTTGAATCTAGTTTTTTCAATAGCTACGCATCTCTATTGCCAAGAGATGCTGAAGTCAATAAAGAATTCCTCATAAAAAATGTGTTGCCAATTTACCTGTCAAAAGGTAACGAAGCTGCATTTAAACTTTTATTTCGGATGTTGTTTAACGATGAAATACAAGTTAGTTTTCCAAAAAATAATGTCTTACGAGCTTCAGATGGTAAATGGGTAATTGACAATATTCTTCGTGTTCAAACAAACATACGAAGTGTCTATACTGGTGATGGTACAACAAAAGAATTTATTTTAGCTCAGCAAGTTACTGCTGAAGATATTATTGTTGAAATAGATGGAACTACAAAAACAAATGCTACTGATTTTTTCATTCGCAAAGAAGCCAGAAAAATAGTTTTTAATACTGCACCTTCTTCTGGTGCGGTCATTAAAGTTTTTTATGAAGATTTTTTAGTTACCAATTTAGCAAATAGAAAAATTACAGGTACTCTTTCTGGTGCCACAGCTTTGGTAGAAAGAGCATCAAAAAGAATTATTACTGACCTATTTAATTTTGGTTTTCCTTTTGAACTTGTCATTGACAATAAAACACTTATAGGTGATTTTATAAGTGGTGAAAAAATTACCACAGACATTTTAGATTCAAATGGTAATTTAATTGAAATTGAGGCAGATGGTTTTTCAACTCTCCAAACAATTACAATTATTAATGGCGGTACAAGTTATAATATTGGTGACATTGTTCCAATCAATGGCGGTGGTTACAGAACTCAAGGTTCAGCCATTATTGATAGAGTAAGTGATGGAAGCCCAACTACAATTCAAGTAGTTTATGGTGGCGCTGGTTTTCAAATTGGTAGTAATGTTCAAAGCACAACAACAACTACTGTAACTGGTTATGTTGATTTAGTAGATACGAGCGGAGCAAATTCAGCTTCTTTTTATAATGTAACTGATGATGTAATTGGTAATTATGCAAGTGTTTTAGTATCTGCTGCAGATTATGGTTTTCCAAGAGCAGGTTCAGAAAATGTAAACACTCGCATTTGTGATGCTCTTTCTCCTTTAATTGTAAGTGGAATTGGACCAACTACAAATGCTATTATTGTTTTTGCTGGCCCATCAACTTCTAATTCAATTCCATTAAATGCTCAAAGTGCCACATTTATAGCTAATAATGACTTTTTTGAAATCAAATCTTTTGGGTCAATTGGCAGAATTGATGTGAGTTCTGGTGGCACTGGCTACAAAATAGGCGATGAAGTAATTTTTGGCGCAAATCCTCTTGGAACAATTGGTCTTGGAGCTGCAGCTACTGTTTCTAATGTAAGTGTCACAGGCGCAGTCACTAAAATTCAAATTGAACCTCCAAGAATTGGAGGAACAGCTAATGTTTTAAATAATACCGTAGAAATTGTAGGTACTTCAACTGATTTTGGAACTGAAGTAATTGTAGGTGATAAAATTGTTATTCGTGGCCAAGAACGATTTATTAATGCAATTACCTCATCAACACAAGCCAATGTTAATGTAGCCTTTACTTTTACTGATGGTACAATTTACGCAAATGATTGCTCAGTAGGTTCTTTTTCTTCTGGCCAAGTTGGTGGAACAAATTACACTCAAGGTCAATTTCCAACAGTTTCCGTTTCTAATGTATCAGGTGGTTCTGGTGCTAACATTGCTATCACTTCGTTAATGGGTGATGGTGAAATACTGAACGCAATTTCTGCTTTTGTGGCAGGTCAAATACTTTCAATTAAAATTACAAATGCTGGTACGGGTTATCAATATAACCCACTTGTAGATTTAACTGACCTTGGTGATGGATTGGCTGTTGCTGAAGCTGCAATTTCCAATTCTTATGTAACTCTTGCAGGCCGTTGGACAACTTCTGATTCTATTATTTCTAGTTCTGAGCGCAAATTGCAGGGTGCCAATTACTATGTTGATTATTCTTACATTACATCTTCATTAACAGAATTTGGCAGATACAAAGAAATACTTAAAGGATTGTTACACCCAGCTGGCTTTGTTAATTATGCCTTACTTAACAGAGATGTGGATACAGTAACAAATACACAAATAACTTCTGTGACAACAGGAAATACAATTTCTGGAACGGTCAATGTGGCTACCGGAACAATTTATATTACAGGTTCAAACACCAAATTCAATATTGCAAACACTCGCAGTATTTTAACTATTGGTTCTAATGTTGCCGTTAATGGTGAAATACGAACAATTAGCAGCATTATTAGTAACACGAATGCTGCGGTTTCTTCTGCATTTACTCAAACCGCAAATGACCAAACACTTATAATTGTGACATAAATATCAATCATGCCTTCAACAACAACAAAACAACTATCTTTTAACAGCGCAGAACAATTTAAAGAATCGTTCGCTGAGCCAAATCCAACAGTTGGTTATGTTTTTATTGGCAACCATGTTTCTTATCCTAACGAAAACACTCCACCGGCTATCATAGAAAGTGTGGCAGACGAAAAATCTGCTTGGGATAATATGTTTGCGGCTAAAAGAGTGACAGGTAATGATGTAGAATTGGTCATTCCACGATATGATTGGGCTGCCAATGTAGTTTATTCACAATATGACGATGTGATTCCGTTTGCTCAATTATTTGAAACCAGTAATTCAAAACCAATGTATGTCATTACGACTTCTCGGAATGTCTACAAATGTCTATCTAATAATGCTAATGCACTTTCAACAATTGAACCAACTGGTGATTTTACAACATCTAATGGTAATATTGCAACGGCCGATGGTTACATTTGGAAGTATATGTTTAATGTCAAACCATCAAACAAATTTTTAACTTCTTCTTGGGCACCAGCACCAACTTCTACGAGCGCTTTAGATTATGGTGTAAGCCCAATTGATGTTGTTGATGGTGAATTAACTCAAATTGTTGTCACAAACAAAGGTCAAAATTATAGGCAAGCATCAAACATTCGTGTAGATGCTTTTAATGCCGGCGCAAATACAATTCGTTTAACAAATATTGCAAATACCTTAGCAATTTTTAGTATTCCAACACTTGCAAATCTTGCTAACATGAGTATTTCAGGTACTGGTATTTCAAATGATTCTTACATTTCAAGCATCAATGTAATTAATGGAGATATAACTCTTTCTATTGTCACAAATGGTGCTGGCGGTGCGTCAAATGATTTAAGTATTTCAACACGAATTTATGTGAATGGTGATGGAGTTGGAGTTATTGCTAATGCTGTTTTATCTAATACTTCTTCAACCGTATCTTCAGCAAATGCAAATGTTTCAAAAATTACAGTAACAACCATTGGTACTGGTTATTCATATGCGAATGCTTTTGTCTTTGGCTCTGGTACCGGTGCTAATGCTCGGGTAGTTTTACCTCCCAAATATGGTCATGCATATAATCCAGCGAAAGAATTAAATGCAAATAATGTAATGGTGGCAGTTAGAATAGGTGAAATTGATTCAACGGAAAATGGGCTTATTCCAGTTAATACTTCTTTCCGACAGTTTGGTCTTTTCCGAGACCCGTATAAATATGGCGAAACAAGCGCTGTATCTTCAGCTAATGCAAATACGGTTATCTCACAAACAACCAATTTGTCACTTGTTTCTGGTGCTGCATATACTTTGAATGAATTTGTTTACCAAGAAAATTCGGGTGGTGTAAAAACTGCATATGGTTTTGTAAGTTCTCAAAGTGCAAATCAGGTAAATCTTACAAAAGTAAGAGGAACATTTACAATTGCTCCATTGATAGGAGCAACCTCTGGAGTTTCTAGGACCGTTATTTCTGTAATTGAACCAACATTTGAACCATACTCTGGCGATATGCTATACATAGAAAATGATACCAAAACGGACCGTGCTGACGGTCAAGCAGAAAACATTAAATTAGTTATAAGTTTTTAAGGCATAAAGATGGCAATTGATACAAATTTCAATGCAAACCCGTATTATGACGACTATGATGAGGATAAAAAATTCCTCCGTATGCTCTTCAAACCTGGCTATGCAGTTCAAGCTCGTGAATTAACACAACTTCAAACAATTCTTCAAAAACAAACAGAGCGTTTTGGTAGCCATATTTTTAAAAATGGTTCTGTTGTAACTGGCGGGCAAACTGTATTTCAAAACACATCTTATATTAATGTATCAACTCAATATGCAAATACTGATGTAAATTTTGAAGATTTTGTTGGAAAAACAATTGTAGATAATATTCAAAATCCAACAAAAAGAGCTACAGTAATTAAAGCTATTGATGCTGATGTTGGCACTGGTGATCCAATCACTCTAATGATAACACCATTATTTGGTACTTTTAATTCATCAGAAACAATTCTCACTTATGAAACAAATCCAACATATGCAAATATAGCTTCTTCAGGCACTGGTTCAGGTCAAATTTTTTCTGTTGACCAAGGTGTTTATTATTATGATGGATTTTTTATACAAAATGATGCACAAACTGTTGCTATTTCAAAATACACTATAACTTCAAATGGTCGTATTGGTTTTGAAATTACAGAATCAATTATAGAATCAACACAAGATACATCATTATTGGATCCGGCATTAAATGCATCTAACTATCAGGCGCCAGGTGCCGATAGATTTAAAATTACTCTCACTTTAGCTACACGCTCACTCACTTCAACTGATGATACAGAATTTATTGAGCTTGCTAGGGTGGAAAATGGTGATTTAACAAAATATTATCAATACCCAATTTATTCGGTGTTGGAAGACCAACTTGCTCGTAGAACATTTGATGAATCAGGTAATTATACAGTAAGGCCATTTAAATTAGCTTTACAAACATCTTCTAACACAGCAAATTTGGATGCAATACTTTCTCCAGGTAAAGCTTATGTTTATGGTTATGAATATGAAACTATTTCTCCAACTACAATTACAATTCCAAAACCAAGAGAAACTGATAGTGTAACAAACAAAAGATTATCAGCTGATTATGGTTATTTTGTATATGCAAACAATATGTATGGTTCTTTTCCAATTAATAGCCTACAAACTGTTGATTTGCATTGTTTAGCAAATGCTTCAATTAATACCAGCTCTACTGGTACAATTGCAAATACAAAAATTGGTACAGCAAGAATTAAATCTATTGCATATGATTCTTCTGCAAATACGCAAGATAGTTCAACTTATGAATATAAACTTTTCTTATTTGATGTAAATGTTGGTTCAATCATTGGTGGCAATTGTAATACGGGTATTGCAGCTGGTAACACTTCGTATATTCAAATAGCAAATACTGTTACTGGCAATTTATATTATTCTACTGTTGATAATGCTTACCAAGGAGCCAAGATACGAATCATTGCTGGACCGGGTGTTGGTGAAGAACCACGAACAATTGTAAACTACAAAGGTTCTACACAAACAATTCAAATAGACACTCCATTTACTGCAAATATTGACACACAATCTCAATTTGCAATTGATTTTGAATTTAATGATGCAAAATCCATTATAATTACAGATTCTACTTCCATAAAATCTGCAGCAAATATTGATGAGCGTTCAAAAGATTCAGCAACAACATTTAATGATACAATAGCTTCAGATGTAAGTGATGAACCTATTATTTTTGGTTTAGGCGATTCTTACATAACAAATGGTTCTATTGCTGATTTATCTTTATCATATCGCCGTTTGTATGAAAATCAAACTTTTGCAGCTGGATTATCACCTGCACTTACTGTTGGCACTGGTGAATCCATTGCTTCAGCTGGATCAACTTCTGCTCGGGCAGCTAACTATCAAATTGTTGTGACAAGTCAAGGCACTGGTGTTTATGGTGTAGGCCAAACTGTTCCTGCAACCGCTGTTACAAGTGTTGACACAGGTACACGGCGTATTACTGTAAATGGTGGTGGAAATATGACCGCTAATATTATTGCTACAATTGATGTAAGCAATCCAACACAAAAGAATAAAACATTTGTGGCAGGAGCTACATCTATTCAAACTTCTGGTGGTGTTGATTTATTTGGTAATGGTGCTGTTACATTGTATAGTTCACAAGGCCAAATTCAAATTGCAGCAAACACAATCATTAAAATACCAGATACAAATCAATCATTGTTTACCTCTGATGTTACGGGTTTAATTTCTGTATTAGATTTTAATGGTTTAGCAATTAGCCCAGCAAATGAAGGAAGTGCTGTCAATGTAACTTCTCGGTATGTTCTTGTAAATGGTCAAAAAGATTCTTATTATGACCATGCGGCTATTAAACTACGGTCAGGTGTAACTTCACCAAATGGTCCTTTGGTTGTTAAATTTAATCAATTTGTTTCTTCAGGTGCAGGATTCTTTACAGTTGATTCATATACAAGTGGCGGTTTTGCTTATGAAAATATTCCTGCGTATGCTGCTACAAACGGTAATGTATATGAACTTCGTGATTCTTTAGATTTTAGACCTGTTCGTTCAAACGCCACCTCATCAACGGCTAATTCAGTAGTGTTTGATGTGGATTCAACTACAACCGGACCAAAAATACCAGAAAATGGTTCTGATATAATTTTAGATTACAACTATTATCTTCCTCGTAATGATAAAATTATTTTAAATAAAAATAGAACATTTGAAATTGTCCAAGGTGTTTCTTCATTATTTCCAATAGATCCACCAGATAAAGATAATTCAATGACGCTTTATGTTTTGCGGCATCCACCTTATGTTCTTAATTCTGCTAACACTCAGGTACAATATATCAATAACAAACGATATACAATGCGTGATATTGGTCGTATTGAAAAGCGTGTTGAAAATCTTGAATATTATACTTCCCTCTCATTATTAGAACAAGAAACACTTTCAAAACAAGATTTAACAATTCTTGATTCTTCTAATTTAGCAAGATTTAAAAATGGAATTATTGTAGATTCATTTAAAGGTCATGCAATTGCTGATGTTTCAAAAAATGATTATAAAGCAGCTATTGATCCTAACAATAAAGAAATGAGGCCTACATTTAATATTTCATCATATTCTTTAAATTTTGATTCTGCAAATTCTTCCGGATACACACAAAACGGTGCTTTTGTAACTGTCTCTTCTTCTGTTACAGAATTTATTAATCAACCAAAAGCATCAAAAGTTGTTAATGTTAACCCATTTAATGTGGTTAATTATCTTGGTAAAATTGAATTAAATCCAAAATCTGATATTTGGATTGACACAACTCGCAACCCTGATGTTCTTGTTAATTTAGAAGGTGACAAAGATGCTTGGGCTTTAATTACAGATAGAATTCCGGCACAATTTGAATGGGGAGATTGGAATACTTATCATGTTGGTCAATCCGTAAATACTCAAAGTTGGGATGCTGGCGGCGGTGGCCGAAGACCAATTTATGCAGCTGATTTTGTTACAACAACATCACAACAGTCAAGAACTGGAGTCCAATCTACTGTTGTTCCAGAAACAATTACGCAAACACTTGGTGACCGTGTTGTTGATTTATCAATTATACCTTATATGAGAAGTGCTGGTATTTTATTTACTGCTTCTGATTTTAAACCAAGTACCACACTTTATCCATTTTTTGATTCTACTTTAGTTGAACAATATGTTGGCCGTGCTAATAAGTTTACACTAGCAAGAAATAATCTTGGCTATCAAACAACAGTAGGTAATTTTGAAACGGTTACAATTAAAAATAATGCAACAAACACAACAAATGGTTCAGCAATTGTTGTAAAAACATCCAATAATGAAATATTTGCTGTTAATATTGAACCAAATACCGCATTTAATATTGCTAATGCCAACTTAATTGGTTCTACAACTAGCACTTCAGTTCGTATTAATGGTTATGAACATTATTCTGGTAATGCAAATGCAGCAACATCCAGCACAATTACTTTGCGTATTGATGCGGCCGGTGCTAATAATGCTGGTTATTATGCAAACACCGCAAACAGCAATACAATATTCATTGTTGCTGGCACTGGCGCTGGGCAAGAAAGAACAATGAGTGCTTACAATGCAGCAACACGAATTGCAACTGTTACAAGCAATTGGACCACAACACCAGATAACACATCAATATATTCAATTGGCAGACCAACAACAACAGCTGCAGGTGATATTGCTGGAGTGTTTACAATACCTGCATCTACATTCCGTGTTGGAGAAAAAAGGTTCCGTTTAATTGATAACAATACAAATGATGTAGGTTCTTCATCTACAAATGGAGATGCATCATTCTTTGCACAAGGATTATTGCAAACCGTTGAAGAAACAATTATTTCAGCTACGGTACCCTCTATTCAACGCCAATCTGCTAAAGACGAAAGAGTTGTTACATCTACAACAGTTACAAATCAAAGAATTATTGGATGGATTGATCCATTAGCTCAAACATTTTTAATTGCGCCAGGAACATATCCAAATGGTATATTCATTAATCGTGTAAGATTTTGTTTTAAAACAAAAGATGATACTGTTCCTGTTACCTTACAGATTCGCCCAACGGTAAATGGTTATCCATCATATGCTATTATTTACCCATATGCGACAGTTTCATTAACTCCAGATAAAGTTAAAATTACTGATGCGCCAGATTTAAATGATGAAAATAAATACACAGATTTTATTTTTGATACGCCAATTTATATGCAACCAGGTGAACATTCATTTGTTCTTTTGGCTAACTCCAACCAGTATGAAGTTTATTGCGCTGAGATTGGTGCTCTAGACACAGTAACAGGCCGTCAAATTTCTGAGCAACCATATGGTGGTTCATTGTTCTTGTCGCAGAACGGTTCTACATGGGAACCAGACCAAAATTCTGATATGACATTTAGAATGTTCCGCAATCAGTTTTCTACAACACCTGCTACCGCTGCATTTAAAATTAATGCTCCAGTAGCAAATACACCAATTGATTTAGTAAACTTGATTGTTGGCGATATGGTAATTGGTGATACCTCATTAACTTATAGATTTAATTCTGTAAGAGATTCTAACGGAAGTTCTGCTGGTCTTAAAGTAATTCGGCCATTAGAAGATTATGATATGAACGATGGCATTGGTCGCCGTGTTTTAACAACTAGCAATAGTTCATTTACGATTCGGGCCACAATGGCAACTATTGACCCATCGGTTTCGCCTGTCATTGATACAACACGATTTGGCATTATTGCAGTAGAAAACATTATTAATAATTTACCACTTGTAAATTCAGGTTTTGTAATATCCAATGGCGGCACAGCTTATGCTAACTCAGCGGATGTGACTGTTACAATTTCGGGCGGAGGCGGCTCAGGCGCCACCGCTACGGCTACAGTTACTAGCAATGTTATTACTGCAATTACGCTTTCAGATGGTGGTTCTGGTTACACAACATCACCAACAATTACAATCACACCAGGATCTGGTGGTGGTTCAGGTGCCGTAGTAACTTATAACGGCGAAGATAAAAAATCTGGCGGTAACTCTAATGTTCGTTACATTACTCGCCGTGTAACTCTTGCCGATGGCTTTGATTCTGGTGACTTGCGTGTTTACTTAACCGCATACAAACCTGCTGGGTCCAGCATTTATGTTTACTATAAACTTCTTTCGCAATCTGACCCCGATAATTTTGATGATAAAAACTATCAATTAATGACGCAGCTTGGCAATGAAAATTTCGCTTCAATTAACTCTAATGATTATCGTGAATTGACCTTTGCGCCAGGTACAGGTGGTGTTGCTAATAATCAGATTTCATATACATCAGGTTCTACATCGCATCGGTCGTTTAGAACATTTGCAATCAAAGTTGTATTGGCTGGTACTTCACCTGTTGATGTGCCAAAAATCCAAGATTTCCGTGCAATTGCTTTACCAGAGGGCACCGTATGAGCATCGTAGCTATCAAAGACCATGATAAGTTGGTTCGTGACACTCATTCCAAAGCAGTTCTAAATACTGACCGAAATGCATTAAATGAATATATTATGAAGCGTGAATTGGCAAAAAAAGAAATACACGAAAAATCAGAAACAAAAGAGCGCTTGGCAAAGTTAGAATCTGATATGCAAGATATCAAAAAACTACTTATTGAAATTGCAGCTCTTCGGAAAGCATAATGGCTAATATACCACAAATATCCACCTCAAATACCTTTGGTCAATGGGTAACTAGCACTCAATCGGTCATTTCAAAGTTTAATCTTTTGACCGATGG